CCATGTGGCTCGGTTGGTTGTTCCATTCGACTTTGAACTTGGACAGGAGTGCTTTGCGCTTATCCTCAACCGTTGTATCGGTATCGTAAACCACCACGTCAAGCCCGGCCAAGGCGATAGCGAGCGTTGAGTGTCCGAGGTAGGAACCGAGTTCTAAAGCGTGGCCTCCTTTGTGCTTCTTGGCTTCCTCGTAGATTTCAATGATGTGGTCCACCGCAGTCGTGTAGATGTGCGAGTAGTCCAAGGCTTTGAGTTGGTCAATGTGTTTTTTCATGTCAAAAAGTTACAACGAATTTTTCAGGCGAAGGCCAGCCGGGGTTGGAGTCAAATACCTTGGTGTCGGGTTTCTTTCCAACCCAAGTTTCGGCTCGGAATCGGTGGTCCCTTGCAGGTTCGCCCAGTTCCTTGATGTGGGACGACTTGGCCCACCAAAAGTTGCCCCCAAAGTACGGATAGCCTTCGGGGTTGTTTTGGTCAGCCATGTGAGGGAACTGCTCCTTGGTAATCCAGTGGCAGCCGACCGCATCGACCTGCTCCAGCATTTGAAGGGACCGCTCCCAAGCCACCACGTTGAAGAATAGCATGGACCTCCCCCAAAGTTGGGTTGTCAAGGATGGATTCGCAGCCCCCTTGGTGTGAGCGTACAGGTACACGGCTTCTTCTTCCTGACTTGCCCGGTACATTTCGGTCAGCGTCGCCTGCTCCCAAGCGTTGGTTCGGGTAACCACGACCTTGACCTTATCGGCCACCATCGAGTTCTCCAACACCTCCTTGACCGCCTTGCGTTGTTCGGGTGGACCGACGATGCCGACACGGATTTCGTCCAAGACGTTGATAAGCCCGTAATTGCAGACAGCCATCATGTGCTGGTTGAGAATTAACTGCCAATTCCCTCCGCAGTAGATGTGGTAATAATGGATGACTTTCATAGGGTCCAAAGGAGGGTCAGTAAAGTGAGGATGAAGAAAACGGCTGCAAGCGTCTTCCCGATTTCGATGAGCAGGTCAATGATTTGTTCCTTGTTCATCATTGAACCTTGCACTTGTTGCACTTGTAAATTCAATAAACTCCATTGGTGCATACTTCTTGCCAACTCCAATCGGGTCTTTGGTGTATGCCACAAGTCCTGCCATCGCTTCCTCAATGCTCTCAAAGGCAAATGACTTGCATCCCACCTTGACAAGGCAACCTTGGTCAAAAAACTTGATTTCAATATCCCATTGCTTTAATTGTTTGATTGTGTCCTGTGTCATTGTTTGGAGGTTTAATACTGCAAAGTTACACCACAACATACTTCCCTGCATTACTGACCCTTAACTTATTGAGGGCCACATACCGCATTGCATCGCAGGCGTGGTTGAAGGAATCAATCGGAACGCCCGTGTTCTTGCCCTCCTTATCCGTAGCCCAAGTGTAGGACCGCAGTTCCTTGATGAGGTTGGTGCTATCCTTGGTAACCTGCAACTTGTAGCGTTTGAGGATGTCAATCCCGTTCCTGACCGAATCGGGGCCTTTCTCCGCTGGCTTGATGTTAAAGCCAAGTCGGTAGATTTCCTCGATGCTCTTGGGTTCGGCTGAATCGGCCACGATCTCCCAAGCCCGTGTAATGCCGAGCGACCGCAACTTGTCTGCGATGTCTTGGTTGGTTAGGCCCGTGGAGTAGAGCAGTTCTTGGATGAGCAGGCAGTCCCCTTGGCGGTAGATAGCGACCAAGGCCGTAGGGTCGTTGCTGAAGCCCCAGTCAAGCCCAAGGGCAACGAATTTCGCACGGCTGACATCGATACCCTCCACGACCTCGAAGTCCTCGTATATCGCACCCTGAAGCGTCCCGACCTGACCGAGGCCGTACACCTTCCACCAGTTAGCCCAATAGGCAGAGGTTTCGGCTTTGGTCTTGGCCTTCTCAATCTCTCGGATGATGGCAGGGTCAAGGGCTTGGTTGTCCTTGTAGGTAACGAGCAGGAACTCGGCATCGGGGTCATTCATCAATTCGGTATGCGCCCAAAACTCTCGGACTGGATTGTAGTCAATGTAGATGGCGGTCCTTGTCCTGATTGCCAGTTGGTGATAGGCTTCCCATGCGATGTTGTTCGCCTCGTTCATAAATAGCACGTCCCTCCTTGCCCCTCGCATCTTGTCGCTCTGGTCAGCGGAAAAAAACTCGATGTAGGAACCATGCGGGAAGTCGTATCGGAGCAGGGTTCGGTTGTAAAGTTCCTCTTGGTAAAGCCCTGTCATGTTGAGCATCTTGAGGAAGTCCTTGAGCGCACCCCTGCGAAGGTGGGGGATAGATTCGGAAACTACTGAAATCTCAAGCGGTCCGCATTCGGGGTTGGCTGCATAGGAGTAGAGCAAGGACAGGATGGCAAAGGTCTTGCCTGCCGATGAACCGCCTTGGACTATTCGGATTCTCTTGCGGAATCCATCAATCTTGATTGCCGTTGTGGTTGGTGTCAACTTGTAGTTTTACGCCCTGCCATATTGGTTGAGGCGATATGGTTGCAGCGACCTCCTGCTTGGGTTGACCGTACACCCGTGATAGCAGCGTTTCCATCGAATAGAGCGTTCCCTTCTCGATTGACTTGCGGATGGCCGAGGCGATTGTCTTTTCGAGGACCGTTGCCGTTGGGTTGTCCCAAACCGCCTTAACTTCCTCCAAGGTCATAGCCATCATGTTTTGGATGGTGTCGTTGATTTCGGACCGCTTGTAGCCTTGGTCAACCAAGGTGCTGACGTACTTGCGTGGACGACCATTGGGGTTGCCTGACTGCCCTTTTTCAAAAGGCTTGTTATTTGGTATCGGGTTACTCACGGCTGTTATTCGGCTGTTTTGTAAGGCAGGCCGTTCCTCTTGACCTCCAAGGTCGGGTCAAGTTTAAGCATCCTGTCCACGATGACTTGGCAGTACTTCGGGTCAAGTTCCATGCCGTAGCACTTGCGGTTGAGTTGGTGGGATGCTGCTATTGTTGAACCACTACCTAAAAACAAATCAAGGATTAAGTCGCCATCAAAACTCGAGTTTTTAATTGCCTTTTGAATCAATTCTTGAGGTTTGAGTGCTGCATGCATGCCCTCTTTGTTTTCTCTTTTGATAAGCCAAATATTTGCATCCGTTATTTTATGCTCTCTGCTTATTCCCTTTTTATTAGTTATGCTAATTCCGACATTCCCGACAACACCAAACATAATTAATTCGTGCTGGCTTCTATATGCAAGGCCAAGCCCAGCGTTTCCTTTGTCCCAAACTATCATGTTTTTTACCGTTAACCCTGCCTTTGTGTAGGTTTCCAAAACAGCAGCCCAACTTTTCCAATCAAGGCATGAGTAAAAATGCACGAAAGGTTTGCATGCCCTCATTATTGAGTTTCCAATTAAAAGAAAAAATGGCCTAATCATTTTATCATCTGCAACGGCAACGCCAGTGCTATTCCCAAATAACGCATAAGGCGGGTCGGTAAACACCATATCCGCCTTCTGCCCATCCATCAACTTCGCAACGGCATCGCTATCCGTTGAATCCCCACAAAGCAAACGATGCGGACCAATCTCGAACAGGTCGCCCAGAACGATGTCGGTCTGCACTTCGTCAGGCATCTCGTAGTCATCTTCCTCCGCTTCCAATTCCTTGCCGTTGTCAAAGTCGGGTAGGTCAAGACCCCACTCTTGCAGTTCCTCGGTGTCCCATTCGTTCGCAAGCATCTCCCAATCCCATTCCCCTCCGCTTACGTTGTCCTTAATGATAAACTGCCTTTGCTTGTCCTCGTCCCAATCCACAACATGAATCGGCACGTCCTTCCATCCAGCCTCACGCATGGCTTTGAGCCTCATGTTACCCCCAAGCACGACCATATCAGTATTGACCACAACGGGACGAACCTCGGCCATTTCGGGTAGGTCCTTGATGGACTGCACGAGTTTCTTGAACTTGTCGTCCTTGATGACCCTTGGGTTGTTCGGGTTGTTCTTGATTGTGCCTATGGGTACTCGTTGCATTAGTATTCGATTTTGTCGATTAGGTCGCTTATCTTGTTTACGATTTTCATTTTCACTTCGTACTGGTTCGGGGCATTGGAATCGTCCACCGCTCCGATGCAGTCGCAGAGGGTCGTAATCACCATCATGAGCGAGTCCATCCGAGCCTGCACTTGGGCTTCGTCATCCTTAGCCTTCGAGTTCGCCAAGTTCCCGAAGTTTATTCCTGCTCCATGATAAAGCAGACTTGCCACCCCAAAGGAGGTAGGAGATGTAACCGCAGTCCGAGGTATCGTCAGCGTTGTCGTAGTAGGTTTCTGCCCTTGACAGGTAGGAGTGCATCCGCTTGATGGTTTCGACCGAGATGGGTTCGCCCTTGGACAAAGTTGCTGCACGAACTTTGCCCGTCTGCGTCGCACACTTGTTCCCGTTCCGCTCGTTCAGTTCAATCCCTCGCTTGGCATTGTTCCTGATGCCTTCCCCATAGTCGGCATATGACTCGAACTGCTGACGCTTGTGATTCTCCCACGTTGAGCCGCAAACGGCCAGTCGTTGAGCCGTATCAGGGAACTCTGCATTGGCTTGGTTATTGCTCATGCAGCGACCGATGAAGCCTTCTCTTGACTCGTTATTGTTCGGGATTGGCAGGGGCATTCAGGGAGTGGTTTATGGTGTTTTGGTTGACTTCGAGGAACAAGTCCGCTTGTAGGTAAATGTATTGAAGAGCCGATTTTACGCAGTCTGCGCACCACCAGTTTGTAGGCGGTCGTCCATGAGCGGTCAGGATGGCTTGCAGTTCACCAACCGCATCGGGTGGCAGTCGCATCGTCAGCGAGGCGATGTACTGGTCCCAGTACTTGCGATGCTTTTGGGCAATTACGAACTGGTCGTTGGTCATTTGAAGGTCCATTCCCGGATAATTATTGCGGTGGCGGAGGATGCAAGGCCAAGTATCGGGGCCAAGTACCATTGGCACGTCGGCAGGGTCAGGAGGACTCCCATCCAAAACCCGAAGCAGGTCATGCACGAAAACGGCTTCCGCTTCGCAAAGGGCAAAGCGTAGAACCACTGGGGCAGGACCCTGAACTCCACAACCGCAAGTGTCGCTAAAGCACTAATCAGGATTGGAAAAACCAGTATATCCATTTGCTTCGATTGCGGTTTTGATTTTGGCCTTGGCCTGTTCGATGGAGTAAATGATAGACCTGTACGGGATGCCCGTTTCCCGGCTCATCGCCTTCATGTTCCCGGTCTGCATGAGCAGGTTCAGCAGTTCCTTGTCGTAAGGGAACGCTCCGTCCTTAGCCCAAGAGTCCATTTCTTCCTGAGCAATAGCCCAAAGGTCGTCGAGCAGGGTATCGTAGTCCTTGCCTTCTTCTTGGGTTTCGGGGTCTACCTCGACCCGCTCGTCGTGATGACGGTACTTCTTGGCAAACTGGTTGTTGTTGCCCCGGTACAGGTTCATGATGAGCCGAACGATGTAAAAACGCAGGTAGCCTTGGACCTGCATCTTGGTAATCTTGTCGGGGTCTTTCTCCAGCAGAATCAGGACGACCTCTTGTTCGAGGTCTTTCCAAAGCGGATTGCCCCCCGTAATGGTGAGGCAAGCCCTGCGGATTTCACCGCTGCGGTAGAGTTCGAGGATGATTGATTCTGCGTACACTCACGCAAAGATGGAGGGGGTTCTCGCTAATGTTGCAAAAAATCCCGTGTCCTGTTTAAAACCTGTGTACGCAGGAATTTAATGTCGGGCCTTGCTCTCATGTTTTTGGCAAGGATTTCAAGGTTATGCATGACTGTGGCGTGATTCCTCTTGATGATTCTCCCGATTTGGCAGTAGGTGTACAGGTATTCCGAGTAGGCGATGTCTGCGAAGATTGACCGAGCAAGGACCAGTTCTTGGGTTTTTACGTCGCTCAAGATGTCATCGGGGCTGACTCCGACGACCTCTGCGGTATAGCCGAGGATGGTGCGAGTGATTAGGTCCATGGTTAAAACGGGTTAGGTGGTAGTGGCATCCAGTGGCTTACTTCGGTCAGGAACCACGTTTGGTGTTCGTAGTACCAGCGTCCATCCCCAAGCCATGCGTAGGCTTGATTCATGTCG